AGTACTACAACTGTGCTTCAGATGGTCTGTTTACTCTTGCTACACCTGTCCTGGCTGGGCTTGGCACTCCTACTAAACAGTTTTCTAGTTGTGTGCTTATCCGCAGTGACGACGATCTGGATAGCATATTTGCTTCTGGTGAGATGATGGCCAAGTATGCCAGCAAGCGAGCCGGCATTGGCCTAGAGATTGGACGCCTGCGCCCATTAGGTAGTCCCATCCGTGGTGGTGAGATTATGCACACAGGTATGATACCTTTCCTGAAAAAATGGTTCGGTGACCTACGTAGTTGCAGTCAAGGAGGTATTCGCAATGCAAGTGCTACTGTATTCTATCCTATTTGGCATCTTCAGTTTGATGATCTTATTGTTCTTAAAAACAACCAAGGAACAGAAGAAACCCGAGTCCGTCATATGGATTATGGGGTTGTGCTTAGTGCTTTCTTCTGGAGAAGATTTAAAAACAAAGAAAACATAACATTCTTTGATCCTAATGAAGTTCCCGACCTGTATGAGGCTTTCTACAAGAACACAGAACGATTTGAAGAACTTTATGTCAAGTACGAAAAACAAAAAGGGCTCCGTAAGAAAACGATGAGCGCCGAAGAAGTGTTCAAGAGTGGTATACTGAAAGAACGCACAGACACAGGTCGAATATATCTTGTATTCATTGATAATGTAATGAACCAAGGACCTTTTGATCCTGAATATCACACGATTTATCAAAGTAACCTGTGCTGTGAGATCCTATTACCCACCCGTCCATTTAAGCGATTAGACGACGAGAGTGGACGCATAGCGTTATGTACACTGGGATCTATCAACTGGGGATCGTTCCGAAATCCAGAGGATATGCGTAGAGCCTGTAGAATTCTACAACGTAGCCTGTGTAACATTCTTGACTATCAAGACTTTTTGTCGATACAGAGTAAACTAAGCAACGACGAAATACAACCATTAGGGATTGGTGTAACCAATTTAGCCTACTGGCACGCTAAACGTAGTCTGAGATATGGTGACAAAGATGCACTGGCAGAGGTAAAGTCGTGGATGGAGCATCAGGCATTCTACTTAACGGAAGCAACCGTTGAATTGGCCAAGGAACGAGGAGCCTGTTTAGACAGTGCTAAGACACGTTATGGACAAGGCACATTTCCTTGGGAACATCGCGCCAAAGGCGTTAATGAACTTGCAGACTTCACTCCCGAACTAGATTGGGAACCTCTGCGTAAGGAGATGAAGACCTATGGAGTCAGAAATGCTACACTTATGGCCATTGCTCCTGTCGAATCTAGTAGTGTAGTCATCAACTCTACTAATGGCATTGAAATGCCTATGTCGCTTATTAGCACTAAGGAAAGCAAGGCCGGAAGTTTTACACAAGTAGTTCCCGAGTACAACAGATTGAAGAACAAGTATCAGCTGATGTGGGAACAACGAGACTGCGACGGATATCTAAAAACTTCCGCCGTACTTGCTGCCTATGTTGATCAAAGTATTTCAACAAATACGTTTTACAATCCGGCACACTTTGCAGATCGCAGAGTTCCTACAACGCTGATTGCCAAGAACTTGATGCAGGCTCATGTGTGGGGATTAAAGACTTTTTATTATAGTCTTATAAACAAGGCAGGTAGTAAAGCCATTGCCGAACCTACCCCAGAAATACAATATAACGGACACAATGGGTTTCACCCAGAAGTTGAATTAGAAGAGGACTGCGAGGCCTGCAAATTATGAGTAGACAACAATATAACCTAAACACAAAGACAGACTATCTATCACGCAAGATGTTTCTAGACCCAGCTGGGCCTGTTACCATCCAACGTTTTGAAGAAGTCAAGTACAACAAGATTGCAGACTTTGAAAAAACTGCTAGGGGTTTCTTTTGGGTTCCGGAAGAAGTCAGCCTTACCAAAGACGCACAAGATTTTAAAGATGCCAGTGACGCAGTTAAGCATATCTTTACCAGCAACTTACTAAGACAAACAGCCTTAGATAGTTTGCAAGGTCGTGGGCCTAGTCAAGTGTTCGCTCCAGTTATCAGTTTGCCAGAGTTAGAAGCACTCATATACAACTGGACATTCTTTGAAACAAACATTCACAGCCGTAGTTACAGCCATATCATTCGTAATATCTACAATGTGCCCAAGGATGTGTTCAATACAATCCATGACACTAAAGAAATCGTAGATATGGCATCTAGTGTGGGCTTGTACTATGATAAACTTCATATGATTAACTGTATCATAGAAACAGGCGAAAAGATTGACGAAGAGAAACATATTAAAGCAATTTGGTTGGCTCTTCACGCCAGCTATGCTCTCGAGGCATTCCGCTTTATGGTATCATTTGCCACAAGCCTTGCAATGGTTGAGAACAAAATCTTTATTGGTAATGGCAACATCATCAGCCTAATTCTACAAGACGAACTACTACACAAAGGTTGGACTGCGTTTTTGATTAATCAAGTGGTCAAAGAAGATCCACGTTTTGCCAAAGTCAAAGCTGAGTGCGAACAAGAAGTCTACGAATTATATCTAGACGTTATTCGTGAAGAAAAATCCTGGGCAGATTATCTATTCAACAAAGGTCCTGTGATTGGGTTGAACGCAGGCATTCTAAAAGACTTTGTTGATTACACTGCTGTGGCCGCACTAAAAGATATCGGAATCAAATATCATAATCCTGCTCCAAAGTCTACTCCAATTCCTTGGTTTAACAAACACAGTGATACCAGTAAGAAACAAACTGCGCTTCAGGAGAATGAATCGACTAATTATGTTATAGGAGTTATGAGTGACGGTATTGACTATGATGCATTGCCGGCGCTATAATAAATTATGTACAAAGCACAATTCAAAAGTAAAAGCCCTTTCGAGTCCTGGACTACTATAGGAACCTTTGGCAATGAACAAGGCGCAGTTGCAGCGGCCTTGGCCCGTAAGTCTAAAGGTGCCCTGCTAGTTAGAGTTGTTGACAAAAACGGTGCTGTAATCTATTCAAGTTAATTATGAAAACGCTAAGAGAATATATTAATCTCATCGAAGGTAAAATTGATGACAGTTGGTTTAAAGACGATGCCTTTAAAACTTTTAAGCAGGCTAAGTCTATACACTATGACACTGCCACAGACAGCGGAACTGTTGACACACTAGAAGGTCCAGTAAAATACGAAGCTGGTCATAAAATTATCACAGGTCCTAAGGGTGAAAAATATCCTGTAAGCCCAGAATCATTTGCAGACAAATATGATGTAGATGATGAGCATACGGCTACTCCAAAAAAGATTGTCAAGTATGCCAAGCTAGCTGATCATGACGGTGTTCTACACACTAGTTGGGGTGACTTATCGTACACCAACGGCAATGATGTTATTGTTCGGCATGGCAATGGCGACTACGGTGCTGTTAAGCTAGACATCTTCCAACAGACTTATGACACAAAGGAAATGAAATGAAAGCCATTCTATGGAGCAAGTATCACTGCCCCTATTGCGATCAAGCAAAGGCATTGTTAAAGCAAAAAGGTATCCAGTTTGAAGAACGTAAGATAGGTGACGGTTATACCAAAGAAGAGCTATTAGAGGCGGTGCCCTCAGCAAGAACAGTACCACAGATTTTTCTCGGAGAAGAATTAGTGGGCGGATTTAATGAACTAAAGAAAAGGTTAGAAAATGTTAATTGATAAAGGCGTTACTATCGGTGAGGTAGTTACTCTAAAACTTACCAGTGGTGAAGAACTTGTTGCTAAACTAGTTGACGATGGCCCAATGCATTATAAATTGAGTCACCCACAGGTTATAGGCATGGGTCCTAAGGGTCCCGGCTTAATGCCCTACCTGTTCACAGTCAGCCCGGACAAAGAAGTAAGATTAAACAAAGGCACAGTAGTGATGATTGAAGCCACCGACAAGGCCTTTGCAGATCAGTTTATTCAGAGCACCACAGGCATTGCATTAAGATAAAATGCCAGTAAAGGTAACTGTTACTCCTATTAGCGGCATATCTCCAATCCCCGGAGATACTGCTCCTGTTGGAGATCCGGCATGGCTACCTAGTATATTCAATGCTGTGCCTGTAGAGTTCAACATTGTTTTTTCTTACGAAGAAGATCCTGATACTGCTCCTATACTATCAGTAGATCTAACCAGCATCAGTCCAGCTGTTGAAGGATTAGCTTTTACCAAAGTAGGTAATGACACTATAAAAGTTAAAGGTACACCTGTAAATGTTTTTACAGACGAAATATTTCGATTCTTATTTGCTGATAAATCTGAAAGAAATTTATCTCCTACAAACACCGAAGATTGGGAAACCATCGTCAAATGGGCTGCTCCGGGTAGCAACGATAAACAGGTCACTTATAACTTTTCAGTTAAATATGATGACAATCCAGCAGCCACTGTGCCTATTGTAGGGGATACAGTAACTACTTCGCTGTCTCAGATTGTTTCTTGGAAGTTTGATCCGTCATTGGCTTACTTCCAAGATCTAATTAAAAGAGGAAAACGATAATGCCACCAGCAGCAAGAGGCGCAGGAACAGACAGCGTGTTCAGTAAAACAGGTTCGGGCAGAGGTTGCGGAAAACCGGTAACAACAGCTACCGCGGCCTGTTCAGGTGATGTATTTTTTAATGGCATAGGAGCAGTCCGTATAGGTGATGCGGTTGCCAGTCACGCCGCAGGCGGCTGTGGTCCGGATGGGTCTACACTAACATCATCCTCGGGAACAGTTAAAGTTAATAGTAAGGGTGTTGCTCGTATTGGCGATGAATACACTGGCGACAATACCATTACCTCCGGTAGTTCAGATATCTTTATAGGATAATAATGAAAAAATTATTTTGGAACATCTTAGGATTTTTCAGTCTAGGACTAGCTTATGTAGGAGTTGTAACTCCCGGTATGCCTTATAGTATTTTTGTAGTATTTGCTGCCTACTGTTTTAGCAAAGGCTCAGAGCGTATGCATCGTTGGATCTACAATCACAAACTTTTCGGCCCATTCCTAACCAATTGGGGTACTAAACGTGTATTCCCAACCAAAATGAAATACTTTATGCTGGCTATGATGTCGAGCAGTTTGGTTATAATGTGGTTGACAGCAGTACCTGTTCGTGGTATAATGTACACAGCAGTCTTTATGTGTCTAGTGGCAATTTGGGCTTGGCGTTTTCCTGGTTCTGTAGAGGAACACGATCGTAGAAAAGAAAACAACGAGAAAATTGGATGGCTAAAATAAGTTTAGAAGAGTTGATTGACATTGCCTTTGCACACGAAGAAGGCGACCCATTTGATTGGGGCGTATTCAAGGATGGCAAAGAACAGGCAATGACAATGATTGGTGCCAGCGTTTTAGAACAATTTGATAAAGAAATCGTTACAGATGCTGACAGACTAATACTTTTAGCTACCATAACAAAATTGATAACTGAAAATATGATTCTTCATATCAAATTAATGTCAACGAAATCAGTTGGGTAGGCGTTAAATATATACTAACCTCGTAAAGGAGACAGCTATGAAAAAGATTATTGCTGGTATTATTTTGTCCACGATAGCTGTTACAGCCAGCGCACAATACAATCCCAATCATCATCCTAGACATACAAGCGATTCTATGATCAGAGGACAAGGATGGGTAGGTCCGCACCATCACCATCGCGCTCGAGGTGACGGTCTTCGATGGGTGCTGCCAGCAGTTATTGGAGGAGCAGTGGTTTATGCCGCAACTCGTCCAGATCCGGTGATTGTACAACAGCCTCCGGTAATTGTTCAACAGTCAGATATTGTCTATATTAATGGTTTTGCTTACCGTAAACAGATTATGGTAGTCAATGGTCAGTATCAAGAAGTCCTAGTAAGAATATAATTCACACACACAGAAAAATTTAACATAACAGGAAAAAGTAACATAATGGTAACAGGAAAAGTAAAGTGGTTTAACGATGCCAAAGGTTTTGGTTTCATTACTCCCGACGATGGTGGCGCAG